TCAAGCACAGTACCGGAAGAAGTCGCAGCAACCTATAACGCTGGCACAACCTATGCCATTGGTGCGCTGGTAGGTCTCGCGTCAGTCTACGGTGATCCGCAAACAGTTTGGCGATCACTGCAAAATGGCAATGTGGGTCAAACGCTTGCTGAAGGTGCATACTGGACTAATGCCGGTATCGTTTACCCAATCTACGCCTCTGGCTCATCTTGCGGAATCGGCGGCATTGTTACCGACTTAGCAAACCATGATCTCTATCAATCTCTGGTTGCTGCTAACACTGGCAACCCGTTATCTGACACCACAAAGTGGAAGTATATCGGCAAGACTAACCGCTTCCGATTGTTTGACTACGATAGGAATAATAGAACCAGTGTGCCTTTGACATTCACTGTTGTTTTTGCGCCTGGCAAACGAATCGACAGTATCTGCCTTGATGGCATTCAGGCCAATTCCTACACGGTCACAGTGACAAGTGTGCTGGGTGGCGGCACTATCTTTACATCAACAGGTAGTCTTAATACCCGAATTGTTCGCACATGGTATGAGCATCTGACTGTTCCATTTACAACGCAGAAAAGCCTTAACTTTTTCAACATCCCACCTTATACCGACTGTGTCGTGACAGTCACTTTGACTGCAACATCTGGCAATGCGGAACTGGCTGCGCTTGGCGTTGGTCGTGAAGTTATCTTTGGCAGAACGCAATACAATGCCATCAGTGACATCTTGAACTTTTCAACTGTTACTAGAGACGATGAAGGCAATGCGATATTGGTAAAAAGAAGGAATATCCCGAAAAGCAGGCAGACTGTTTTCTGTGATAAAATTGCGGTCAATAAAATTATCGAAACCAGAGATTTGCTAAACGCCGAGCCTGCCTTCTGGTACGGCATTGATAATGAGAGTGATGGTTACTTTGAAGCGGTGTCGATGCTTGGGTATTACCGTGATTTCAGCATCAACCTGCAATATCCCGAAAATGTTATTTTGAATTTTGAGTTGGAGCGAGTCTGATGACTACAATTACGCAAACCATCCCTAGTCTAGGTTCACCACCGTTAACAAGTGATCCAGCGAACTTTGATAGTCGTGCAGATACCTTATACGGTACGTCACTGCCTGCGGTAATCAGTGCGACAAACACTTGGTCAGGGCAAGTTAACACCGTCTCTGGTGAGGTCAATACAAACGCAACAAACGCAGCAGCAAGCGCAAGCTCTGCGACCAGTTCTGCATCAAGTGCAACCGCGTCTGCCAGTGCCGCATCAGGCTCTGCTAGTTCTGCATCTGCTAGTGCCTCAACGGCAACAACCGCAGCCAACAACGCTGCTGCCAGTTACGACTTATTTGATGACAGATTCTTGGGTGCAAAAGCATCAGACCCAACACTTGATAATGATGGCAATGCTCTGGTTACTGGTGCTATTTATTTCAACACATCTACAACTGCTATGCGTGTTTACAACGGCGCAGCGTTTCAAGATACCGCAGCAATCGCCACAACGATTAACCTGGCAACACAGACCACAGGTACGCTAACCACTGCGAAAGGCGGCACAGGCTCGACATCAACACAGTTTGCAAACCTAACGACTAACGTAACTGGCACATTACCTATTGCCAACGGCGGCACAGGTTTGACGGCTCTTGGCACTGCCGCACAAGTATTGGCAGTAAACTCTGGAGCAAGTGCATTGGAATACGTTTCATTTGAAGGCGCAGCACCTGCACTAAATATCTTTCTCTATCAAAACTTTGGTTAAGGAGTAACACATGGCTATCAACACAGCACCTATGCTTTACAAGAGACTTTACAACGCAATGGCTGGTGGTGGAGCGCAGACAGCCTGTACAACCCGTGGCCCGACTGCAACGGCTTCCTTGGCTAGTGCAAACATTTTAATCTTAGTCCCGACAACTGGTAACACAGATGGGCGGCGAATTGAGAAGATAAGCATTAAGGCATCGTCAACATCGTTTACGTCAGCAAGTATGAACGGAACAGTCACTGTCTGGCGGCATAACGGAACAACTGCATTCCCGTTGTTTGAAATTGTTTGCACTGCTGTAAACCCTTCTACAACAGTAAGCAGTTATGAAATTGAATATCCTTGTGACATTAGACTGCAAACAACAGACGCGATTTACTTTTCAACAAGTATTACAACTACTGCGTCAACTACTGCGTTTACGATACACGCAGAAGGCGGGGACTACTAATGGCTTTAAATAATTTGAAGGAAGGACTGCCGTCAATTAGCACGACTCAAGAGTTCCCAGCAGTAGGAGATGTTGTTTTATCTGCTAACGCATTACCTGCCCCAGAGTATTTAGTTGCTAATCGAGCAGCGTATTTGCAGCAATCGTTTCAGAAACTGTTTTCAGTTATTGGTTTGCAGGCGAACAAATTCTTTACTCAAGCAACATTAGGGTCAGCCATAGACGGAACTCCTACCGGCCAGCAGTTTAGTAGTGACGGGCGGTATCATGTTGTTGGCGGCTTAGGCCCATCTGGCGACACTGCGCGTATATACAAACGCACTACAAATATTACATACAGCATGTTAAATGATTTTTTTGCAGCTGGTAGTATTACTGGAGCTACTATTACAAAAGATGGATCGCATTTTGCTTTTTGCAATAATTCAGAACCAATTGCTAGTGTTTACAGGCGAAACGCGAATGACACATTTACACAATTAACACTTCCGTTTCTACCAACTGGAACGAACGGGGTTGCTATTGCGCTTAGTCCTAGTGGAAGATATCTAGCACTTGCCTCTTTTGGTTCTCCGCGTATTTGTATATATGTCAGAGACGGAGATACTTTCACAAAAATTTTCCCAGACACGGATGCACCGGCAGAAATAGTATCAATGGCGTGGAGTAGGGATGAAAAAAATCTGGTTTTTATTACAACAAACTCTGTATATGCATATACAGTTGTAGGTAATACATTTACACGAACATCAACCTTGGCATCAAACTTTGATGCAAGTAGCCACCAAGTAGCTCTTTCACATGATTATCGCTTTATAGCAGTTGCAACTACTGGCACAGAAAAAGTAGCAATGTATAAAAACAGGCTAGGGCTTGCTGGTAATGATTGGTTTAAGTTACCTGCTGTTGACGTTGTCCCGACTGCTACATGTAGGGGCGTTTCTCTTAATCCAGATGGCTCTGTAATGATAGTAACGCAAGATACTTCACCTTATGCGAGGGTTTATCGAAGAACAGGTGAACGATTCTTTTTAGATACTTCTATTTCAGGGCTTACTCTATCTATGAGTGGGCAAGGGCTGAAAGTTGCAAATAGTGCAGACGGGCTATTTACTTCAATCGGTGAATATAATGCTGGCCCAGCACTAAGAATTGTTAAGAATTTTAATTACGATGAAACAGCTTCTTTTGTTCTACCAGATGTACAAAAAGAAACAGACACTACCAATACTACTCCGTATATAAAGGCTCTATAAAATGATTTTATATTGCACAGATACTTATGGCGTTTACACACATTGCGTTGAAGTGTCGGCGTTTTCACCTCTACCTGCTGGCAGTGTATTTGTGGAGCCACCAGCTACTACAGGCGCACAGGTCGCGCAATGGATTGGTGAATGGGTAGTTCTTGATGAATACCCACAGCCTGCACAACCATCAACGGAGGAGCTACAAGCTGAGGTCAGGGCAAAGCGAAACCAACTACTTGCAGCATCAGACTGGACACAGGTTATAGACGCTCCAGTTGATCAAGCAGCGTGGGCAACGTATCGCCAGGCACTTAGAGACATCAGCGCACAGGCAGGCTTTCCAGCAACTGTTGTCTGGCCTACGCAGCCAGAATGAGGTAGATCATGGAGATTAACGAACAGCATTTGAGAACCATCGTGCGCGAGGAAATGAAATCCGCACTAAAGGAAATCGGCCTGCATGATGATGATGCTGGCGATGATGTCCGTGATCTACGCTCCCTGATAACTGATTGGCGCGGCATTAAGAAAACCATCTGGCAAACCATAGCAAGGGCTGGCACAGTGTTTGTGCTTGGCCTGCTGATGCTGGGTGCTTGGTCTAAGATAAACGGCGGCGGTGGTAGCCCTGAATGATTGATCCGGTCTCCGCTTTAGCCATAGCCACATCTGCCTACAAAGTCATCAAGCGTGGCATTGAGATGGGTCGTGAGTTAGAGGATATGGGCGGTCAATTGGGAACCTGGTTCTCTGCCGTCAGTGATGTCAAATCCGCTGAAGAAGAGGCAAAAGACCCGCCACTGTTTAAAAAGCTTTTAAGTAAAAACTCAGTTGAGCAAGAGGCTATGCAAGCACTCTTGGCTCGTAAAAAGATCGAGCAGCAAGAACGTGAACTTCGGGAACTGATAGTCTATAAGTGGGGAACTGACGCTTACGTTGAGATGCTTAGGGATCGCACAAGAATCAAAGACACCCGCGCAAAGGCGATTCAGAACCAACGGCGCAAGATGCGTAAACTTATTGCTAACGTGTTAACTATCGGTGCAATTCTTACGCTGGTGGGCATCATAGTCGCTTTCATTATCGGCATAATTTCAAATTTAGGGTAATCATCATGTTAAGTTTAATATCAAGTTTAATGGGTTTTGCTGCTGGTGGCTTGCCGAAAGTACTGGATTTTGTACAGGATCGTGGCGACAAGAAGCACGAACTTGCAATGATGGCTGCTAATCGTGAGCGTGAGATTGCACTCGCCCGTGAAGGCTTTGTGGCACAAGCTAGGGTAGAAGAAATCAAAACAGAGCAGGTTGCCATGCAGACACAAGCCCAAGAAAAGCTTGCCATGTGGAAACATGACATGAAGATCGGTGAGGGTGCTAGTACGTGGGTGATCAACCTCCGTGCCAGCGTAAGACCCGTGGTAACCTACTTGTTTGTGGGTCTCCTAATCGTCGTTGACGTGGCCGGTATCTGGTATGCGTACAGCACGGGTGTCGCCTTTGCTGAAGCAATGGACATGGTGTTCAGTGATGATGAGATGGCTATCCTGGCCGCAATCATCTCCTTCTGGTTCGGCAGTCAAGCGTTCAACAAGAAATGAGTATATCCGAGGCTGGCATCCAGTTGATCAAATCCTTTGAGGGCTGTCACAATCAGCCCTACAAGTGTCCTGCTGTGCTTTGGACGATTGGGTATGGAAGAGTACTCTACCCAGATCAGGCGCGGCTTAAAACAGACCAGAGAGCCAGCTATCCACTGAGATCAGAACATAACAGGCTTTGGAATGCTGACGAAATTGACGCGCTTCTTGAGGCAGATTTACTACGGTTTTCGGCTGGCGTATTACGATTATGTCCTTCTAGCAATGATAATTCTTGCCATCATGATGCGCTGGTCAGCTTTGCGTTCAATGTGGGGCTAGGCAACCTTCAGTCAAGTACCCTGAGACAACGATATAATCGTCACGACTACGATGGCGCAGCAGAAGAGTTCCTTAAATGGACTAAGGCTGGCGGCAAGGTCTTGAACGGGCTGGTCAGACGCAGAGAAGCCGAACGAGCCTTATTCCTGTCCGGTGGCTAACCTGTCCAGTATCTCCTGCACCTGCTGCTGGGCTTTATCAGCCCTTTGCTGCAACGATAGCTCTGGGTCAGAACATAGTACTGCTATTGAGCCAGAATCGTCTGGAGCGCAGCACAGGACGCTTCCAGAGGGGTAGTAAACAAACTTCATTGCTTTGGCCTCGGACGCTTCTTGTGGAACATAATATTGTCCTCATTATAGAACCCAGCAGGCCAGTTGTTAGTGCCATCCACTGGCTTTGACTCACCAGGCTTACGCACATCAATCTTGTTACCTGCTGACAGATAAACCTTGATGTCGTTCTCAAGAATCTCACGGGCTAATTTATTCTCTTTCTGATATCGCATCATGTTTCATTTGCTCCATTATAACGATCAGTTCCGCTTGATTAGGTTTTGGGCAATCACCTTCAGGCATCATAATATAACCTTTTCTGACCTGCCTGTGATTGATTGGGCAATAGCCTCGCGCATTATTGTTCTCTAACCGGTACGCTGGGCAGTCGCTGCACGTTTTCATTTTCAATCAATCTCCGTTTTAACATTGTGATTTCCGTTCGCGTTTGATCGAGCCATTTTACCTTTAGCTGATCTTGTTTCTGCTGAATAGCATAAATCAAAAACTCACTGTCTAACATCAACCTATCCTCACGCCTACAACAATAACAATAACAGCCACCAGAATGATCGTACCGCAGATAACAGCGGCTTCTTTAACCATCCGCTTTGCCTCGGCTTCTCTCTGTTTCTTAACTCTGGTAACTGTGTCGATTACATCTTTCATCTTGATACCTCGCGTGATCTGCCTGCACCACAAACATGCCGCTGGTACTCAGTAAAGTCATCACCTACGCGATACGCTCCGTCAGCCTTGCGCTGCCTTGCATCAATGTCGATCAGCCTTTGGATGTCATCAGTACGCTGATAACGATTGCCAGCAGAGCCAAGCAGGTAGCCAGTGCAAATTCCGATTATTAAAACGATTAAATACTCTGTCATTTGTTATTCCTTCTGCACCTGATTCGGTGCAGTATCCAAATTAAGTAGTGTTGATTATGTTTAGTCATCTGGGTGCAGCACTCTGGCAATACGGCTTGGGTAGCCCAAGATGTGGCACTTTTCTTTGACTTTGTGGCAAGCACCCATGCCGTCAACCCACCACATCGAATCATCTGGGGCATCGACAAACTCTTGGTTCGTCATTTCTCCGTCATCGTTATACTCACAAAACATCCACTTAGTAGTAGTCATTTTGCATCTCCTCAAGTTCTGCATCCCACAACTCAGACGCTTCTGCATCAGCTTTGGCTCTTAGCGTGTCGCAGCCATTCCACTGCGCGTAAGGGACTTCTGTGCCATCCTCATCAATCATCACGGTAACAATCTGACCGTCCTGAAAGGTAAACAGGGTAGGCTCTCCGCTTTCATCCTCAACATATACCTCGCCAGTGTACTCGTGATCCTCTGGGTACTCTGGCGGGAGCATGTTGTCGTAGTGCTGTTGTGCTGATTGCAAGGTCATGTTGTTATCCTCCTGCTGTGTGTGTCTGCTAATGGTGCATCACTTTATGCACTTATGCAACACTTTAAGTTCAACTATTTTGCGGTTTATTGCGTCTTTGATGCTCTCGGTGGTTTTATCAACTATGCGCTTTTGGCCGACCTTCATGTAGGCAACCATCCTTTCTGATAGCCCGATCTGCTTTGCCATCTCGGCATTATCGTAGCTTAGTGCGCGTTGGATCTCGTTAAACTGTTCAGGTGTCATGTTGTCTATCCTTTACAAACTGTCCGTTGACCATCTTGCCAGTGCGCTTGCTGATTACGTTGTAGGCTCCGTCTATACAGTCAGACATCCGTAAACCTTGCATCTCAGCCTGAATCACAAGGGTCACATAGATGTCGCCAATGGCATCTGCAATCTCAGCCAAGTTGCGATCAGCCAGTGCGTGAGTTAGCTCCTCGACCTCTTCCAGCGTTTTCATGTGCTGGCCTGCCTCAGTGCCTCGACCTTTTGCACCTAGAATGCCTTTGTCGTGTGCCCAGTCGAGTATCTCTGCTTCTAAATATGCGGTCATAATTTATTTTCCTCCCAAGCACCCACAATTTCGGCAATCGTAGTTCTAGCGTTCAGTCCGGTTTTAAAACCGCGTGTATACGCCTCATTGACTAGATTCTCAACGTCCCGACGATCTGTTTCCGCGTCGATGCTTTTCGATTCGTCCCACCACCAGCCAGCGGCAAGAACGATCTCTTTGACCTGCTTCCTATCCAGCTTCGTTGTGTCGATGAACATCAGCGCGGCTCCTTGTGGTCTTGCAGTGCCACTGGGACGTAATGCTCTCTGTCATGCCGCGGCCTGTTAATTGGGGACATTACTTTACCGTCAGCGTGCGAGTGCGTGAGCATATCTTCGAGCAGTGCTGATACCTGCGTGAGTTGATACCGCATCTGCATCACCTCGGTATACAGCGCGTACACTTTCTCGTCTGTGTTGCGCTCGCTCCAGTATTTTTCTCTGTGTGCTAAATTTAGTTTTTCGTTACTCATAAAAACACCTCAGAATGGCAGCGAATCGTCGTCGAATGGATCAGGTATTGGCTGCGCTATTTGACGGCCATGATTACTGTGCTGCTGTGCTGGCCTGTTTTGCGGCTGCGGCTGGTCTTTCCAGAAAACCTTGCAGTTGCCCAAGATCGCGCCATTCTTGCCAGCGTCACGGTTTTCTTTGGTTTCGTCTTGGGTGATCATGCCGTGGTTGCCATACTGATCAGCCTGGTCAAGATCAACAAAAACAGTAGCCGACAGGTAAACTCCTTTGGCTCCTTTGTACAACAGACCTTTGTCGATCTTGCTTACATCAATGGATAACTTAACACCTACTTTGCTCATACTATTTTCCTTGTTTCAACGGTTGGTAAAATTGGTTTCTTTTGTCTTTTTGGTTCTTGATCTGACTTCCAAAAGCTGTAAAAGTCGGACAATAGTTCAAGGCATTCATGCCAGTACTGGTCATCAAACGGTACTTCATGTACCTCAAAGCCTTCAGGTGTCCAGCAGATAAAGTGACCCAGCTTGCGGCCAGTTATGAT